TGGAGATCAGGTAGCATCTATCTTGAACTTTGATCTAGAGTATCCTAACGTCCTTATGTGTGCCATGAGAGGACGTGCTGGACAAATCGTAGGTCAAGGATTCTCTGGTAACAAGACCCAGCTGGGAGTCAAGATGAGTATCACTGTTAAGAAGGTTGGTTGTGCCAACCTCAAGCAGATCATTGAGGATGACAAATTAATCTTTAATGACTATGATATCATCAACGAACTGACAACGTTCATTCAGAAGAAACAATCTTTTGAAGCAGACGATGGATTCCATGACGACCTCGTGATGTGTATGGTTATCTTTGCTTGGTTAGTTCAGCAAGACTATTTCAAGGAGATGACAGATAATGATATCCGTCAAAGAATTTATGATGAGCAGAAAAACCAGATTGAGCAAGACATGGCTCCATTTGGATTTATTACTACAGGTCTTGAGGGTGACGAGGGTTTTGTAACTGATGGATCTATTTGGTACGGAGACGTTCAGGAAGAAGTAGGATATATGTGGGACTATCGATAATGGATTTATCTGATCATTTTTCTTTAGATCATTTGATATTTAAAGAAAGAACTTGTAGGATATGTGGTAAAACAAAAAGTCTTATGGACGATTTCTATCTTACTAGGAAAGATAGATCTACTGTTCCATCAGCATATTCTTATGAGTGTAAAACCTGTACGGTAAAAAGAATTATTGAGAGTAGAAAAAGAAAAAGATGCCAAGAGGAATGGGGATATCCTGACTGGTAATGTTCACGTGCTGTTTCCCCATCTGAAATAGAGAAAATAATAAATAATTCTAGATTAAATCTGGATACCTACAAGGAGAAAAACACATGGCAAGTCTAATCTCGCCTGGTATTGTAATCAAGGAACGTGACCTATCTAATGCCGTAGTAGTTAATGCCCAATCAATTGTTGGCGCTTTTGCTTCTTCGTTTCAGAAAGGTCCCGTTGGAGAGATTGTAACTATCGGCAGTCAAAGGGATTTCCTAGACATTTTTGGCAAACCAAATAATGATAACGCTGAAGATTGGTTTGTCGCTTCCGAGTTTCTAAACTACGGTGGTCGTTTAGCAGTTGTTCGTGCTGAAACAGCTGGTTTAAATTCAGCAAATAGTGGAACAAACAGCAGCCTACTAGTAAGAAATAACGGCGATTGGGAAGCTGGAATTGGTATTGGAGAGACTTGGGTTGCTAAGAATCCTGGCGCTTGGGGCAACTCATTAAGAGTTATCGTTGCCGACCGCGGTCCAGACCAAGTTATTACTTTAGCTTCAACTCCTGCTACTACGCCAACTGCTGGTGGCAGCGTAACATTCAATTTAAATGGTGGCGGAACTGCTACCGCTGAAGTTGTATCTTTTGCTAACAATGTTTTAACTATCGTTCTAGACAATCCAGCAGTTCTCATTAGTTCTGCTGACAACCTAGAAGATGGTGCTACAGACGTTTCTATTTCATCCGTTGAAGATTGGTGGAGCAGCACTTCAGTTGGTGGTATTGCTTTATCTTCAATTGGTCCTCGTCCTGGCACTTCACAGTACGCTGCTGATAGAGGTCTCAAGTACGATGAAGTACACGTTGCTGTCATAGATTCTACAGGTAACATCACTGGAACTGCTGGAACAATTCTAGAGCGCCTAACATACCTCTCGAAATTATCTGATGCTAGAGGAACTGAGAATCAGGTAGCGTACTACAAGACAGCAATTAATGATGGTTCTGCTTATGTATTCACAGGAGCAACTATTGTTGGCACAATTGCTCCAAGCACAACTCTCGCTGGTTCTGCCTGGGCACAAGATTCTACCGCTCTTTCAAGTGGTGCTGCTTTCACTCTTGCTGGAGCAACTGCTACCCCATTAACAGATGGTGAGGATGACTACACTTATACTTCTGGAGAAATCGTAGCTGCCTACGATGTATTTACAGAGACCGAAGATGTAGAAATTGATTTTGTTTTAATGGGCGGTTCAATGGCCTCGGAGACTGACACCAGACTTAAGGCTGCTAAAGCAATGGCAGTTGCTCAAACTAGAAAAGATTGTATTGCTTTTGTATCACCTCACAAAGGTAATCAAATCGGTGCTGCTGGTGCTTTAACAAGATCACAACAAAAAGTAAATACAATCAATTACTTTAACGCTCTATCCTCAACATCATACGCTGTGTTTGATAGTGGTTATAAGTACATGTATGATCGCTTCAATGACAAGTATCGTTGGATTCCATGTAACGGTGACGTTGCTGGTCTATGTGTTTCTACTTCCGCTACTTTAGAAGATTGGTATTCGCCTGCTGGTACTAATCGTGGTGGTCTAAGAAATGCTGTTAAGTTGGCATTTAATCCAACTCAATCAGATAGAGACGAACTGTATCAAGCAAGAATCAATCCTATTGTTTCTTTAACTGGTGCTGGTGTAATTCTATTCGGTGATAAGACTGCTCTTGCTTCGCCTTCAGCTTTCGATAGAATCAACGTCCGTCGTCTATTCCTTGCCATTCAGAAGAGAGCAGAAACTCTCGCTAAGGGAGTTCTCTTCGAACAGAACGATGCCACCACAAGAATTGGTTTTGCTTCTGCTCTAAACTCGTATCTCGCTGAGGTACAATCAAGAAGAGGAGTCACCGACTTCCTCGTAGTTTGTGATGAATCAAATAACACCGCTTCTGTAATTGACCGTAACGAGTTCGTTGCTGAAATCTACATCAAACCAACACGCTCTATCAACTACATCACGGTTACCTTAACGGCAACCAAGACTGGTGTTTCCTTCAGTGAAGTTATCGGTGGTTGATAATTAATTCACAAACGTATTAGAGGAAAAACAAATGGCAACTAGAATCAACGAATTTTTAACTACGATTGGTCAGGGCGTAAAGCCCAACATGTTCTCCATTGATATTCAATGGCCAGAGAGCGGATTGGTTGGTGGCATTCCTAATGGAACTGACAAGGATTTAATTAATATCCTATGTAAGTCTGCTGCTCTACCTGCTTCAAACTTAGGTGTTATCGAGGTTCCTTTCCGTGGAAGAACCGTAAAGATTTCAGGTGATCGTACATTCGACACTTGGACTGCTACATTCTTTAACGATAAGGATATGAAAGTTCGCTCTTATTTCGAGCAATGGTTAGAAGCAATGAACACACACGAGGGCAACTTTGCTCCTCTATTCACACCAAATCAAGATGGTGGTTATATGTGTGATGTAAGAGTTAAGCAACTTGAGAAGAACTCAAACACCGAAGGTGGTCAAGTTCTTAGAGAGTACCGCTTGATGCACGCTTTCCCAACCAATGTTTCTCAGATTGATCTTGCTTACGATAGCAATGATCAGGTTGAGGAGTTCTCGGTTGAGTTCCAGTATTCATACTGGACAGTAACTACCCCAACTTCAAGCAACCTTGATGGTGGTTCGAGCGGCAGAACTGGAACTGAAAAAGTAGTTGAGTTGTGATCTAATAAATAGATCTATAGCATAGGTCTAGTCAATACATTACTATGAGTCAACTATTTGGGTTTTTAATTAATAAAAAAGGAGAGGATAGGGGTCAATCCCCTATCCCCCCTAACGAAGATGACTCCGTAGCAACAGTTGCTGGGGGTCATTTTGGTACGTATGTAGATATTGATGGAGCCAGTGGAAGGAATGAATATGAATTAATTAAACGCTATCGTGATATGGCACTCCATCCAGAGTGTGACAGTGCTATTGATGAAATAGTAAACGAGTTTGTGGTCAGTGATGCCGATGATTCTCCCGTTGAAATCGAACTTTCAAATCTTGACGTAAGCTCTGGGGTTAAAAAGAAAATTAGAGACGAGTTTAATTATATTAAAAGACTTCTAAATTTTGATAAAAATGCTCACCAGATTATTAGAAGTTGGTATATTGACGGTCGTACATATTATCACAAGGTTGTCGATTTAGACAATCCAAAAAAAGGTATTCTTGAGTTACGCTATATCGATCCACTCAAGTTACGTAAAGTAAGACAAAAAATTAAATCACCAGAATCAGGTTCTCAGTTAGCAAAAGGAACTGCTCTAGAATATGATTGGGGTGATTATATTGATTACTATATTTTCAACCCCAAAGGTTTTGCCAATAACATCAGTGTTGGTTCTACTTATGATTATGCTTCTTCTCAGGGGATTAAAATTGCTTCAGATTCTATTGCCTGTTGTAACTCGGGATTGATGGATCTAAACAAAAAGACTCCACTAAGTTTCTTACACAAGGCAATCAAGTCACTCAATCAACTTCGTATGATTGAAGACAGTCTTGTTATCTACAGATTGTCCCGTGCTCCTGAGCGTAGAATTTTCTACATCGATGTAGGCAATCTTCCAAAGGTAAAGGCAGAGCAATATCTTCGTGACGTGATGGCACGTTACAGAAACAAACTTGTATATGATGCTTCAACAGGAGAGATTCGTGATGATAAAAAGCACATGTCAATGCTTGAGGACTTCTGGTTACCTCGTCGTGAGGGTGGTAGAGGAACTGAGATCTCTACACTCCCAGGCGGTCAGAATCTTGGTGAACTCAAGGATGTTGAGTATTTCAAAAAGAAACTTTACAACTCGCTCAACCTACCACCTTCCCGCCTTACGGATGACAACAAAGGGTTTAATCTTGGTAAGACCACAGAGGTTCTCAGGGATGAACTCAAGTTTGCTAAGTTTATCGGTCGTCTCCGCAAACGTTTCAGTGAACTATTCCACGATGTTCTCAAAACTCAATTAATTCTCAAAGGAGTAATTGCCCCAGAAGATTGGGATGACATGGAAGAGCATATTCAATATGACTTCTTATTTGATAATCATTTTAACGAACTAAAACAGCAAGAAATGATGTTACAAAGGATTTCTTTGGTAACACAAATGGATCCTTTTGTTGGCAAGTACTTCTCTGTTGATTTTATTCGTCGTCAAGTTTTACAACAAACCGACAAAGAATTTAAAGAAATTGATAAGCAAATGAGAGGTGAGATTGAGTCTGGTCTTGCTATTGATCCAGCACAAATTAACATGATGGATACTATGTCTCAACAGAATACAGCTTTTGCTCCAGAGATTGGTGAAATTCAAGCACAAGATTCTGCTGAAAGAGAAGCACAATCGGCTGACGATAGCGTAGACCGTGAAGTAGACAAAGCAAAGAGAATGCCAAAACCACCAAGTTCTAATTCGAATAAATAGTTTACAACCCGAATTTAAATTATGTCTGATCAATCATTAGAATCCGAAGTGCTTAATATTGTCAACTTAATTGCCGACAAAAATAGAGCAGATGCTCTCGATAAGATCGAGGACATTTTGTATGCTAAAGCATCAGAAACAATTGATACATATAAGAAGACGGTTGCCTCAACTTTCTTTGATGAACCAACGGGAGATACTCCAGAAGAACAATGAAACTAATCACGGAAAATATTGAAAACGTTAGCGTTCTAGTAGAAGAATCTAACGGAAAGAAAAATCTATACATTGAAGGGGTATTCCTTCAAGCGGAATTAAAGAACCGTAACGGTAGGGTTTATCCGTTCGATGTTTTAAACCGTGAGGTACAAAGATATACTGAAGAGTATATTAAACCAGGACGTGCCCTAGGAGAACTAGGACACCCCGATGGTCCAACTGTTAATCTAGACAGAGTATCACATAGGATTGTTTCATTAAGATCTGAAGGCAATAATTTTATTGGTAAGGCAAGAATCCTTGACACACCAATGGGTCAAATCGCCAAGTCACTTCTAGATGAAGGTGTACAACTTGGCGTATCTTCTAGAGGAATGGGTTCCCTAGAAGAACAGAATGGCGTGAAATATGTCCGTGATGATTTCATGCTCGCCACTGCTGCTGATATTGTAGCAGATCCTTCCGCTCCAGATGCTTTTGTTAATGGAATTATGGAAGGTAAAGAGTGGGTTTGGGACAACGGTATTCTAAAAGAATACAAAGTTGCTGAAATGAAGAGATACATTTCAGAATCAACCCGCAGAGATATGGAAGAAAGAACGCTCAAAGTATTTGAGAACTTCCTTTCAAATCTGTAATTTAATAAATAACTTTAGAATAATCATTAGATACTTACGAGGAAAACTCAAATGTCAGATATGTTAAACGAAAAGTTTGAGGAGTTTGCCAGTGAGCACGCCGCTGTTCTTTCTGAGGCTGGAGATCCAATGCCAACAGTAACCGCTGCTGTTCTTCCTGGTGACGCCGCTGCTTCAGGTCAATCCAAAACTGCTGTTAACGCCAAAGCCTCCGCTGGTGAAGGTGCTACTGGTCATGCCGCTCCTCTTCAACCAGGAATTGCTATTGGTCAATCATCACCAACAGAGATTAATAGCGTAACAACAGCTCCTCATGAAGATGATGAGACTGGTGTAGAGAACCCTGGCGCTAAGGCTGCTGCTCCCATTTCTGGTGGCATCTCTGGCGAACCAAACCGCGGAGGATCAAATACCGATCTACCAAATGGCACCGCTCCTAAGTTCGGTAGTGAGATTGCCTATGGTACTAAGGAAGGAGGTAGTGTAACTTATCCAATCAAACCAAAGTTTGAGAATCTGGATATGTCCGCTGACGTTGCTGCTCTAACTGAAGGAACTGACCTTTCAGAAGAGTTTAAAGAAAAAGCAACCACAATTTTTGAAGCTGCTGTTAGATCTAAACTGTCTGAAGAGTGGAGCAAACTCGAAGAGCAGTTTGAATCACGTCTTGCTGAGCAAGTAGAAACTGTTAAGAAAGAACTTGCTGAGGAAGTAAACGGCACTGTCAATTACGCTGTCAACAAGTGGCTTGAAGAAAATCAAGTTGCTGTTGATCGTGGAATCAGAAATGAGATTACGGAAGACTTTATTGCTGGTCTAAAGAATCTCTTTGAAGAGCATTATATTTCGATTCCTGACGAGAAAGTAGACGTTCTCGAAGGTATTACTGAAGATCTTTGTAAGATGGAGGAGCGCCTCAACGAACAGATTGAGCGTAATATTGAACTTCAAAATCGTCTTAACGAATCTGCTAAAGAACTTATCGTGAAAGAAATTTCCGAAGGTCTAGTAGATACTCAGAAAGACAAACTAGCTTCACTAGCAGAAGGCGTTGAGTTTACAACCGAGGAGGAATTCTCGAAGAAACTCAATACTATCAAAGAGTCATACTTCCCTAAGGAAGGTGCTCCTAAGTCCGAAGCTACAGATGAAATTCCAGTAGAATCTGAAGAGTTAACACCAGCAATGGCAATGTACCTTCAGGCAATGAATCGCTGGAACCAGTGATTTTATAAATATTAACAAACCACAACAAACTCAATTTCGGAGATAACAATGTTTAACGCAGAACATCTCCAGGAAAAGTGGTCACCTGTTCTTAACCATGGCGAAGCTCCTGCTATCCAGGATCGCTACAAGAGAGCAGTTACCTCTGTACTCCTGGAAAACCAAGAACGCTTCCTTCGTGAAGAGCGCGGTATGCTCAACGAGGTTGCCGTTAACTCACTTGGCGCTGGCACCATCGCTCCTGCTGGTTCAGCTCTAGGTTCAAGCAACACTGCTGGTCTTGCTGGTTTCGACCCCGTTCTAATCAGCCTAGTCCGTAGAGCAATGCCTAACCTAATGGCATATGATATCTGTGGCGTTCAACCAATGAGCGGTCCTACAGGTCTAATTTTCGCCATGAGATCCCGCTACGAGAACCAAGCAGGCGAAGAGGCACTCTTCAACGAGCCTGACACTGGATTCACTGGTGGTTATGACGCTACTACTGGCGCTTATACACCTAGAACTGGTGCTGGTGTTGGTGGCGATTCTGAAGGCAACAACCCTGCTCTACTTAACGATTCAACTCCTGGCACCTACGAAGTAGGTTCCAAGATGTCTCGTGAAGATCTTGAGCGTATGGGCGAGAGCGGAAGACTATTCCGTGAGATGTCATTCAGCATCGAGAAGACTTCGGTCACCGCTCAGTCAAGAGCACTCAAGGCTGAGTACACCCTAGAACTCGCTCAGGACCTCAAGGCTATCCACGGTCTTGATGCCGAGCAAGAACTCGCTAACATTCTTTCTAGCGAAGTTCTCGCTGAGATCAACCGTGAGGTTGTTCGTAGAGTATACACCGTCGCTAAGAAGGGTGCTCAGAACAACGTTGCTACCCCTGGCGTATTTGACCTTGACGTTGATTCAAACGGTCGTTGGTCTGTTGAGAAATTCAAGGGTCTTCTCTTCCAAATCGAGCGTGACGCTAACGCTATCGCCCAAGAGACTCGTAGAGGAAAGGGCAACTTCCTGATCTGTTCAGCTGACGTTGCTTCTGCTCTCGCCATGGCTGGTGTACTCGACTACACCTCTGGTCTAAACGGTGCTGGTGGTCCTTCCATCGGTCAGGTTGATGACACTGGCAACCTTTCGGTTGGCACCATCAACGGCAGAATTAAGGTCTACGTTGATCCTTATTCTGCTAACCTAAGCGACAAGCACTACTACGTCATCGGTTATAAGGGTACTTCACCTTATGACGCTGGTCTCTTCTACTGCCCATACGTTCCCCTCCAAATGGTTCGTTCGATCGATCCTAACACCTTCCAGCCTAAGATTGGCTTCAAGACTCGTTACGGCATGGTCAGCAATCCATTTGTTACAACCAACGGTCTGTACAACGGAACCCCTGACGGTGAAGCACTCACCGCCAACTCCAACATGTACTACAGACGTGTTCAGGTTACCAACCTCATGTGATTTAACTTCACATACTTTGTTAGGGGATCCCAACGGGATCCCCTTTTTTTATAGATACTAAGTACAATTACATAATTCCATGGCAAGAGGATCATTGACTAAAGTTGACATGCTGGCAAGAGTATATAAAATGAAGAACGAACTTTACAATGGCACTCACTATAATCAGTCTGGTGAGTGGCACGATGGTGCTCACGATACTATTAATAAAGTTTTGGAGATGTTAAAAGAATATTCCCAATGATTACAGAGCAAGACATACAGGAATTACAAGAAAGAGTTATGGAACTCAAGATGATTGAGTTGTTTGAAGAACCATCTACCTACGAGGACGAAGACGATGATCAGTAGTTACGACTGGAGAGGTAAAGATGAAACATGGCAGCAGCGCCAGTTTATGTTGTCGGCTTTTGTTAGAAGCAAGATCACAATTACTGCTCAAGTGTATGAGTTCTGTGACCATGCTATCAGTCAAGGATATGGCAAAACATTAGAGACCTTAGATCTCAGGGAAGTAGATCCATGGTTAACCAGAATGTTTAGGGAGTGGCAGAACCACACTAAATAATTACTGCTTGGGAAGTTGACATGCCTGCTGAATGGTACAAGAAACAAATTAGTAATAGAAATTATCTTTCTCCAATTGGATTTAAGTTACAACTAGAACTTTTTGAGGGTGTAGATTTTCTTTGCCAAAGGGTAAATCTCCCTGATGTTACCATGCCATTTACAGAAGTCCCCACTAGATTTCGTCCTATCCCTATTGTACCTGGGGGAGGAGTTACCTACGGGGACCTTTCTGTATCATTTATTGTTGATGAAGAATTGATTAACTGGAAATCTATTTACAATTGGATTCGTGCTAATGGATGCTCAGAAGAACATATGCCCACAACAGAACCACAATTGAGTGGGGGGCAGTTATTAATTTACACGTCAAATTATAATATCAATCATATTATTGATTTCGAAAATATGTTTCCCATTTCTATTTCAGAAATGAATTTCGATGCTACATCAACTGATGTAGAATACTTTACAGCACAGGTAACTTTCAAGTATACTGGATATACTATCCGTGATGTTCCTCAATGAAGTTTGACCAATTACACAATAAATTTGAGAAGATCAAAGAAGAGTGGAAAGAAGATAGTCACATAGACTACGAATTCAAAAACAAACAATACACCGCCGATCTTGGCAAGATCTCATTAGAGATACCTTTTCAACATAATAAATACTTAAACCATTATACCGATCTTTCACAAATCAAAACCAGTCTAGAATTTGAAGTTCGTAAACTGGTCCGAGAGAAAAGAGAATATTACAGCGGGGAGGCAGAGGCACACGTATATGCTGACAAACCTTTCGGTTCTAGTATTAAAACCGCCGACAAAATGAAAGTTTATCTTGAGTCGGACGAAGACATCATTAACATGGAAGCAAAGATTAAGTATATCGATCAGATGCTTTTCTTTTTAGACAATGTTTTGAGGATGATTTCTCAAAGAAATTATCATGTGAAGAACGCTATTGAATGGGAGAAATTTATTAATGGAAACTAATGTCTCTCCTTACTGTAAAGAAAAAGAACGAAGTCTATTTACAGATCAATTCAGATCCTCACGTCCATCGTGAACTTGCTGATTACTTTTCCTTTGAACTACCAGAGGCAAAATTCCTAAAAAGACAACCACGATTTAAATATTGGGATGGTATGATTCACCTGTATTCTCCAGGTACAGGTGAATTGTATGGAGGATTACTTCCCCATTTAAAGGAGTGGTGTACAGAAAGAAAATATCGTTTAAGTTACGAAGAGAACGATTGGTACGGATCCGTTGAGGAAACCAATCAGATGGTCTCTCCAGCTGGCGTAAAAGTTTTTATGGATAAGATCTCTAAATATGCACCTAGGGATTACCAATACATGACAGTGTATAAAGCACTGAAAAACAATAGGGGATTGTTTCTTTCTCCTACTGGATCTGGTAAATCTCTAATGATCTATAGCATTGTTAGATACTACGTTGCTTCTGGTAAGAAAATTTTACTAGTTGTACCAACCACGTCTCTCGTGGAACAGATGATCAAGGATTTCAAAGACTACGGATGGAATGCTGATGAACACTGCCACACGATATATTCAGGAAAGGATAAGAATACTGAAAAACAGGTTGTCATCTCAACATGGCAATCAATCTACAAGTTCCCAAAAAGATACTTTGACGACATTGATTGTGTTATTGGAGATGAAGCACATCTTTTCAAATCGAAATCCCTAACGGGAATCATGACCAAGCTACACAATGCCAAGTATCGTTTTGGGTTTACAGGTACACTGGATGGTAGTAAGACTCACAAGTGGGTCCTAGAGGGTCTCTTTGGTGCCTGTGAGAAGGTAACGAGGACAGATGATCTAATCAAGCAAGGACACCTCTCCAAGTTCCGTATCAAGGTGCTGGTGTGTAAGCATGAGTACAAATACTTTGAGGACTATCATGCCGAGATGGAATACATCGTACAGCATGAACAACGTAACAATTTAATTAAAAACCTTGTTAAAGATATTGAAGGTAACACCTTGGTATTGTTCAACTATGTTGAGAAGCATGGTGAACCGCTGTACGATTTAATAAATAACTCTATAGGTGATACCCGTAAGGTATTTTTCGTACACGGTTCAACTGATGTTGAAGACCGAGAACAGGTAAGAGCTATTACTGAACAAGAAAGTAATGCTGTAATTATTGCTTCTTACGGAACATTTAGTACTGGTATCAATATTAAAAAATTACATAACATTATCTTTGCTTCTCCCTCTAAATCTAGAGTCCGTAATTTACAAAGCATCGGAAGGGTGCTAAGAAAAGGAGATGGTAAAGATATTGCTACTCTTTACGATATCGCTGATGATATCTCCTCAAACTCTAGACAAAACTATACACTAAATCATTTAGCAGAAAGAATTAAGATATACGAGGAAGAGAATTTTAAGTATGAAGTAATCCCAATCAAATTAAAATAAGATGGAAGAAGAATTTTATTCAATTATTAAATTAATAACAGGTGAGGAGATTATTGCTAAAGTTTGTTACATGAACGAAGAGCATAGTCTCCTGATTGAAAATCCAATGAAGGTTGAATCTGTAAAACAACGAAGGTCTGGAGAAACGGTAGAAGGATTTGTGCTTACAGATTGGATTCATGCTACCTACGACAAGATGTTTGTTATATCAATGGACAGAGTATTAACAATGTCGGAACTTGATAAACGTATCGAAAGATATTATCTCTCGTTTATTAATGATGATCATGAAAATGAAACAGGACGTATACCAGCATCCGAATTTACACAACGAATGGGATACTTAGGTTCAATAAAAGAGACTAAACAAAAGTTAGAAGATATATTTAAAAGAAGCTAATAGCTATTATATCTCTTGAACCCTGACAGAGTTATTGTACTAAGTTTCTGAGGTCTTGTCAAGCTCCTTGACACTTCGAGAGTTATCCGTTATACTATTGTGATGGTAAGCAAACTTAATCATGTCTTATGTCGAAAAAGAACACAGAGTATTACGTCAATAATAAAGACTTCCTAGAAGCAATTGTTAAATTTAAAAAACAATTGAAGAAAGCAGAGAAAGATGGCACTACCCCGCCACGTATTCCTCACTACATTGGAGACTGCTTTCTGAAAATTGCCACCCACCTTTCATACAAACCAAATTTTGTCAATTACACTTTTCGTGAAGACATGATTTCTGATGGCGTAGAGAATTGTGTTCAGTATATCAACAATTTCGATGCCGATAAATCGAAGAATCCGTTTGCTTACTTTACTCAGATTATTTACTACGCTTTTCTTCGTCGTATTCAAAAAGAAAAACGTCAAAACGATATCAAACAAAAGATCTTGGAAAGAACTGGTTACGATCACGTAATGCACACAGATGATTACGGTAATGATATGAATTCTAGTTATGCTGATATGGGCAGTATTAAAGAAAACATTGAAATTAGAATGAACCGATGAGTAATGAAGAAGACTTTTGGATTGATAATTGTTTCCGAGTCCAGCAACAACGATGGGGAACTTGGACTAGCTACAATAAGAAAGGCACGGGAATCATCACCTCCCTCACCAAGGAAGGTTGTATCAGTGGAACACGCTTCTACCTTAAGGGTAAACAGGAAGGATGGGAAACTACTGTACGCTCATATGATGGAATTGTCGGAGGAAAACTGTGATTAAAAATTATAAGTGTTATAGCGTATTCCCCACACCAGTTATAAAGGTTAGATTTTTACAGCACGAGAAATATAAATTCAAAGACCTAGAAAAGAAAGATCAAAAACCAGAACGCTGGCAAGTTCCTGTGAGGACTACGTTTCCAAACATTGATGAAGGTGATGAACTAATTGATTCGGAAACTTTATCATCTCTAAAAAAAGATATACTGAACAGTATTAAAATATGCTTTAGAGATCTTAATATTCCAACAGACATCAGCTTCGAACATTTTTGGTATAATGCTTATTGGGATAATCAAGGGCAAGAACCACATGCTCATCTAAACAAAGCTGGGGGAGCACAACCTTTTTGGTCTGGAGTTTATTATAATAAAAACTCTACACCCACTATCTTTGATAGACAAGGTGAACCACTTCATAAGGCATTTGATTTTTTTGGATCACAAGAATCTAAAATAAGAGAATGTTATTTTACGTATTGGTATACTGATGTTAACGATGGAGATATGTTACTGTTCCCGCCGTACTTACAACACAGTATCTATACTGATGATTCTAACAAAGATAAGATGAGATTAACCTTTTCTTTTAATTTACAACTAACTAGATAATGACGGTAGCATTAATTACTGACCAACACTTAGACGGAAGGAAAGGTAGTCTAGCCTTCTGGAATTATTTTGAGAAATTCTATGAAGAAATCTTTTTCCCAACTCTTGAGCGACAAGGAATCACGACGATCATTGATCTTGGCGATACGTTTGACAACAGGAAAAGCATTGACTTTAATGTTTGGAATCGTATTCGTCGCTCTTATTTTGATCGCTTGGCTGGGATGGGCGTCACTGTCCACATGATCTTAGGTAACCATTGTGTGTATTATAAGAACACCAATGAGATTAATTCTCCAGAATTATTATTGAAAGAATATGGGAATATACACGTTTACAATCGGGTTACTACTACTTACATTGAGGATACTCCGATTTGTTTCGTCCCCTGGATTAACAAAGAAAACGAAAAAGAAACCTTTGAACATCTTGAAAGCACGAATGCCGAGATCGTCATGGGACACCTTGAACTCGACGGGTTTGAAGTAACTCCTGGTATGAAGATGGAACATGGTATGGATCCGAAAGTTTACAAGCGATTTAAGCAAGTGTTCTCTGGTCACTACCATCATAAGTCAAGTAAAGGAAACATCACTTACCTTGGCAATCCTTATCAAATGTTCTGGAATGATTATAAGGATGAACGTGGATTCCATTTATATGATCCCCCTACAAATAAACTAACTAGGGTGAAAAATCCTTTTGAAATTTTTCAGAAAGTATTCTACAATGATGTTGTAAACAAAGAGCATGTTGTAGATCGAGAAACTTATCAAGATACTTTTGTAAAAGTTATTGTAGAAGAGAAGAGAGATTATCACCAATTTGAAAAACTTATTGATCAGCTGTACGATAGTGGAGTACATGATGTCAAAATTGTGGAAAACTTTTCTATAGAAGATAATGATGATGAGATTAATATTGAAGTAAAGGATACGTTGACATTACTCAATGAGTATGTGGATGAAGTAGAACTCTCTGTGGATAAAACCGAACTTAAGAAATTAATGAGGTCCCTATATATTGAGAGTTGTGAAGTAGCCTAATGTATATCCTCACTTTACAAAATAAAATAGAAGGAGTGTTCTCTGTTGTTACTGAAGATGGAGAACAAATTATTCCTATTTTTGAAAGTGAGGATGATGCTGAAAGATACAATTCAATGATGATCTACAACACAGACACCCCTATGTTACAGGTTGTTGAAATTGATGAAGATCTCATTGTTAACGCTTGTGAGGAGAGATACCAGAAGTATGCTATAATCACACAAGATGACTTTTTGATACCACCGAAAGATTTAGTATGATCACCTTTAAAAAGATTCGATGGAAAAATTTTCTTTCCACTGGAAATAATTTCACCGAACTCGATTTGACATCTCATAAAACTAATCTTATTATTGGTACAAATGGAGCAGGTAAGAGCACAGTATTGGATGCTCTTACCTTTTCTTTATTTGGGAAACCATTTAGAAAGATTAATAAACCGATGCTAGTTAATAGCATCAACGAGAAAGATTGTATTGTCGAAGTTGAGTTTAGTATTGGTAGGAATAACTACGTTATTAAACGTGGTATCAAACCAAACCTGTTTGAAATTTATCAGAACGGGCAGATGCTAGATCAATCTTCTAGTGCTGTTGATTATCAAAAGCAATTAGAACAAAACATTCTGAAGATGAACTACAAGTCATTTACTCAGATTGTGGTACTGGGGTCATCTACTTTTGTTCCTTTCATGAGATTGCCTGTAGCATCTCGTCGTGAAATTATTGAAGACATTCTTGATATTCAAATCTTCTCAGTTATGAATACAAGACTGAAAGATAAGGTACGGGAGAACAATGATGAGTTGAAAGATTTGGAGTACCAATTGAAATTGGTTACTGATAAGATTGAACTTCAAAAATCTCATATGCTTGAGATGGAGAAGAAAACAAAATCTGATATTGAGAAGAAGCAAATGAAAATTGTTTCTCTTAATGTGGACAAATCTACTGCCTTACAAGAGGTAGAAAATCTAACTTTATCCGTCGCTGATCTCAATGAAGAGTTGAAAGAACTTGCTGACAACAAAAGTAAACTTAAGCAGCTTAATACCTTTCGAGCAAAGATTCATCAGAAGATTGCTAACTGTAAAAAGGAGACTGAGTTCTTCATTAATAATCATGTGTGTCCTACATGTACACAGGAGATCACTCAAGATATCCGTGACAAAAAGATCAGTGATAGTGACACAGAATTAGCAACTCTAGAGAAAGGTTTTTCTGAACTTGAAGAATCTATTAAACTGGAAGAAGACCGAGAAGCAAGATTCCTGGAAATTTCCGAGAAGATTGTAGAAACTAATTCTTTCATTACTCAAACCAACTATGAGATCAGAATGCTTTCTAATAGCATAGAAGAACTCAATTGTGAAATCGAAGATCTCAATAAACCAACTGGTAGTAAGAAAGCAGAGTATGAAAAACTGACAACGTTTGTTGAGGAAAAGAAAACAATTCGGAATAGGTTCATTGCTTCTAAGCAAGATAAAGATACTTTAAGCGTTGCCTCTCAGTTGTTAAAAGATAATGGAATTAAGAGTAGAATCATTAAACGTTATCTTCCAGCGATGAACAAACTCATCGGAGATTATCTCAGGAAGATGGATTTCTATGTTAACTTTACTCTAGATGAAAACTTCGAAGAAACAATCAAGTCAAGATATCGTGATGTCTTTACATATGAATCTTTCAGTGAGGGAGAGAAAGCTCGTATTGATCTCGCTCTGTTGCTTACTTGGCGTTCTATTGCTAAGCTCAAGAATAGCGTGGATACTAACCTCCTCATTCTAGATGAAATCTTTGATGGGTCTCTTGATGCTAGTGGCACTAGCGAACTGGGATGGATTCTCCGTAATTTTGATGATAATACAAATGTATTTGTCATCAGTCATAAAGAGAATCTTGATGGTAAGTTTGATAGGACTATCAAATTTGATAAGGTCAAAAACTTTAGCGTTGCTAATCTGTCTCTTGCCGAAACCGACTGACCGTGCTATAGATAGTATGTACCCGCTCTGGACCAATGACCACCCCGAACTGGCAGCATCATTCTAAGAAAGAACAGAAGCGCCACCTCAAACCTCAAGCGATGAGGCAAGCGAGGAAACGCCGTAACCAGTTGAAGAACCGTCTACTCCGACCCTCTGGCACCCCCAGGGGGTCTTATAGTATGGAGATCAACGGAACACCACAATGTCTAACAGTCAAGAAATTAAAGGTAACCTCGCTCGTCTGCTCGCTACCGAGAACCTGATTGTTGAGCACCGTAAAGTCAGCACTGCTTCCTTTGACGTTGTTCGTCGGGTGCTGACTCTTCCCCTGTGGCAGAAAGCAAGTAATACTGTGTACGATCTTCTCGTCGGTCATGAAGTGGGTCATGCTCTCTACACTCCTGTCGATGATTGGATGGATGAAGATATCCCCAAAGATTTTCTCAACGTTGTTGAAGACGCTCGTATCGAGAAGTTGATGAAGCGAAAGTATCCTGGTCTTGCTAAAGACTTTTATCGTGGATATCAAGAACTTAATGATGATGACTTCTTCGGCATTTCTGATGAAGATGTTTCTCGTTATAATTTAATTGATCGTATCAATCTTCACTTCAAGATTGGTGCCTATGCTTGTATTCCTTTTGAAGATCGGGAAAAGAAATTTCTTCCTCAAATTGAATCCGCAGAAACTTTTGAAGAAGTCATTGCTATCTGTAAAGAACTAGTTGAATTCTTGGAGAATAACGATCAGCAAACTGAGAAAATTGATCTTCCAAGTGAACAGTCTTCTGCTCAAAGTGGTGGATCTAGTGTTGGTTCTAATGCCAACATGAATGACAATGAAGGCGAGAATGCCAATGAAGAAAATAATCTTGGCGATAGTAATAATTCTGATTCTAATCGTGGATCTGCTTCGGACATTCCAGATAATCTTAGTGGTAATCTCGGGGGTGATAGTGCTGGTGATACTGTTTCTAAAACTCAACGTTCATTTGACGCTGCTACCGAAGATCTAAACAACCATAGCAACTGGTCACAAGAACCTGTTTACATTGAAGTACCTGAAGTAAATCTCGAACAAGTTATTGTTGATCATGATGTAATTATCCCCTACATTGCTAATTACTATAATAATCTTGAATCTGAACGTAGAACTTATTGGGATGATGTCTTCCAAAGTGTTGATGAATCTTATCTAGAATTTAAAAAACAAGCACAAAAAGAAGTAAATTATCTTGTTAAAGAATTTGAATGTCGTAAGTCTGCCGATGCTTATGCTAGGGCAGGACAATCTAAGACTGGTGTTCTTGATACAAGCAAACTTCATACTTTTAAGTATAATGATGATCTGTTTAAAAAAGTAACTGTTCTTCCTGATGGTAAGAATCATGGGATGATTTTTATCCTTGACTGGTCTGGTTCCATGAGCAATGTTTTGATGGATACTGTCAAGCAACTTCTTAATCTTTGTTGGTTCTGTCGTAAAGTACAGATTCCCTTTGAGGTGTATGCTTTTACTTACGAATGGTCTAACCGTTTTGTCGAATCTAGTGGTGATGAAGAAGTAGATGATCGAAATTATATTGCTTCCCACGGAATGATTACTGTTACCAATCGTTTTCATCTTCTTAACTTTTTGACTTCTCGTTGTAATAGCAAGCAGTTCGAAGAGTCTGCTAAAAATCTTTGGCGTACCGCTTCTTATATGGATAATACTGTACACACTTCTGGGTACTATACTGTACCTGCTGGTGTTGATCTTTCTGGAACTCCTTTGAACGAGAGCATCATTACACTCAAGACCCTAATTCCTTTTTATATTAATCAGAACAAACTTCAAAAACTCAGTGTCTGTATTCTTACAGACGGCGAATCAAATGGCATCACCCATGATGTTGATATGAACATTGTTCGTGGTGCTGATTACATTGGGAAGAATGCTGTTAATAATAACTGCTGTCTTCGTGATCGTAAGATCGGGAAAGTTTATCGACACTGTGATGGATACAGCGGAAAGGATGGGTTGACCACTATTCTGATTGAGAACATCAAAGATAATTTTCCTAATGTAAATCTAGTTGGATTCCGAATTGCTTCTGGTAGTGATTTCAGTCATCTGTATCGTGACACCCAAGAACAATACAATTATGATGAAGTGATGAAAAAGTGGAGAAAGCATAAGTCGTGGGAGTTCAACAAAAATGTTGGGTATGATTCTCTCTATGTTATTTCTCAGACATCGCTTTCTTGTGACACAGAGTTTGATGTAGAATCTGGTGCTAAGACTTCAGACATCAAGAAAGCATTTAAGAACATGCTGAAGAACAAAACTGTGAATAAGAAGATCCTTACATCTTTTGCCACGCTCGTGTCGTGACAATTCCAAAACTGTCTACCCCACCCCGTTCTGGGGTGGTTTCACCCCTATACTGAGTACATCAACGAAATGACCCCAATGCCCCGTAAGTCTGAAGTTACTACCGAGCAACTGACTGCTTATTTGTCCGAGCAATTCGGAGATGATATTAACACTCAAATGGTTCAGGTAGCATGTGATACTTTTGGTATCACTTACGCTACCGCCACAAAACGTCTCCGTGATTTTTATGTGAAGCGTGGCACTTGGAATCTGACGGTTCAGGAAAAACTGGAACAAACTTACAACGCTCCTGCTGGTTATCCTGCTGTTCCCGAACAGGAACAAACTAGTCTAGTTCCTAGTAAAGATGTTACTTTTGTCCCGTTCGGGAACTTTTCTGATGTGAAGAAAATTCTTTCTTCCAAGATCTTTTATCCTGTATTCATCACTGGTCTTTCTGGTAACGGTAAGACTTTCTCTGTTGAGCAAGCATGTGCTCAACTGAAGCGAGAATTGATTCGTGTAAACATTACTATTGAGACTGATGAAGATGACCTTATCGGTGGTTTTAGGCTTGTTGATGGGAATACTTCATGGCATAACGGTCCCGTTATTGAAGCACTCGAACGAGGAGCAGTCCTTCTCCTTGACGAGATCGACCTCGCTTCTAACAAGATCCTCTGTCTTCAGTCCATTCTAGAAGGCAAGGGAGTCTTCCTTAAGAAGACTGGTCGCTACGTGAAACCTGCCCCTGGGTTTACTGTAGTTGCTACTGCCAACACCAAGGGTAAGGGTTCTGATGACGGTCGCTTTATCGGCACTAATGTTCTGAACGAAGCATTCCTTGAGCGTTTTGCTCTCACTTTCGAGCAAGAGTATCCCACACTAAAAACCGAACAAAAAATTCTTGAAGGTATTTCTCTTGATCATGGTGTGGAAGATCGTGAGTTTTGTGAGAAGCTTGCCAACTGGGCAGACATTATCCGTAAGACCTTTAAGGATGGTGGTATCGATGAGGTGATTAGCACCCGCCGTCTGGTACACATCATTCGTGCCTACGCTATCTTCGGTAAGCGTATGAAGGCAATTGAAGTTTGTGTCAATCGTTTCGACGATGAGACTAAGCAAGTTTTCTTGGACTTGTATACTAAAATTGATGCTAATGCTGAGGAGGTTCCTGATGCTCCCTTCTGAAGAATTCCACGGGTATCGTGGAAGAATCGCCCTTCTCAAAGACGGGCGATCTGTTAAAATTATTGATGGTGAAGGACTCAAACTGTATGTCAAAGATGTTGACGGAAACCTGTTTGAGTGCTATCATGATCAATTGGAAACCATCTTTTCTGAATGATATTATGAATTGGAAGTACAATGAAGAAAACCTCTTGAATGAGGTTCGTGATTATATTGGTTCCACGTACAACCAGCATTATTCTGCTGGTGATAACAAGATCCAAACCCTAGATCTTATTGAATCGGTTGGCGATGCTGAACCATTCACTCGATCTAATGCTATCAAATACTTGTCTCGATATGACAAGAAGGGCACTGCTCGTGGTGATATTCTCAAAGCAATTCACTACTGCTTGCTGCTTCTTCACTTCTCCGACAAGTCTAAAAATACTGAGGAATACAATCGATGAGTCAATTTACACTATCTCCCCAAACGAATTCAGTTCTTAAGAACTTTTCTACTATCAATGGTTCTATTTTGATTCGTGAAGGAAGTGTACTGAAGACTATCAGTGTTGGTGAAAACATGATTGCTCAGTACACTTGTCCAGAAGAGTTTCCTTTTACTTTCGGAATTTATGATCTGAGTCAATTTTTGATGGGTCTTAGTTTGTTTCAGGATCCTGTTCTTAACTTTACTAGCAATCAGTATGTCACTATTCGTGGTGGCAATCGTAGTGCCAAATATTATTTCAGTGATCCAGAGATTACTTTGAAGTCCGCTCCAGAACGTGACGTTAAGTTTCCTGGTGCTGACATGGAGTTCTCTATGTCTTCTGAAGATCTTGTTCAACTTCAGAAAGCATCTGGTGTGTATGGACTAGAAGATCTTTCTTTTGCCTCTACCAGTGATGGTACTATTACTCTTAATCTTTGTGATAAGGAGAATGATACTGGTAATGCTTACACACAGGAAATCAAAGGAGCTGCTACTGGGGAGTATGAACTTTTCTTGAAAGTTGAGAACCTTAAGTTGTATCCTGGGGATTACAATGTTAAAGTGTCCAGCAAGTTGATTACTGAATGGAAACATCAGCAGCTCGATCTTGTTTATTATATTGCTCTTGAACCTTGATGAATAAGAAATTTTTGTGGGTGGAAGAATATCGTCCTCATACTCTTGAGGACTGTATCCTTCCAGTGAATATTAAAAACTCCTTTAAAGGATTTATTGAACAGAAAGAGATCCCTAATCTTCTCCTTTGTGGTTCTGCTGGTGTGGGAAAGACCACAGTTGCCAAAGCGGTATGTGATGAGATCGGAGCATCCTACATTGTCATTAATGGTTCGGATGAGGGACGCTTCCTAGACACGGTGAGGAACAAGGTCAGGCAGTTCGCTACGACCGTCTCACTGACCTCTGGCGCCGCCCACAAGGTCGTCATCATCGATGAGGCAGACAACACCACTAACGACGTTCAACTGTCACTCAGGACCGCCGTGGAAGAGTTTCACAGCAACTGTCGTTTTATCTTCACTTGTAACTTCCCAAACAAAATTATTGACCCTCTACATTCTCGTTGTACGGTTATTGATTTTAAGATCGGCAGTGAAGAGTCTGTACAGTTACAAGGTCAGTTCTTCACTCGTCTGAAAGAAATTCTTGATGGTCAAGAAGTATCTTACGAAGATAAAGTTCTAGCAAAGGTTGTTAAGCGTTACTATCCAGACTGGCGCCGTTTGATCAATGAGTGTCAACGCTTTGCTGCTTCTGGTGGTATTAATTCTGCTATTCTAGTTGATGTTGCTGACATTAACTTAGACTCTCTAATTTCTTCTTTGAAGAATAGAGAGTTTACTGTCGTCCGTAAGTGGGTAGTTGACAATATTAACAATGATCCTACAATGGTAATGAGGAAACTCTATGATGTTCTCTATGATCATCTTAAGAGTGCCTCTATTCCAGAAGCAGTTTTGATCATTGCTAAGTATCAATATCAGATTGCTTTCGTTGCTGATCAGGAGATTAACCTGTTGGCATGTCTTACTGAAATTATGATGAGTTGTGAATTTAAATGATTAGTAAAAATGAACTGATGCACCATCGCCTTCAGGCGTGGTTGAGAGAAAATCAAAGTGATGACGTTGAGTATCTTGGATACAAACCAGATCTTCTGGGGGAGATGAATCATTGGTATCGCTTTGGTAATCACGAAGTAACTGTTGATTGTGTTGAAGATATTGAACTTGTTGGCGAGGTTTAAATGAAACTCTGGATGCTAGGTAATCGTCTCACTGCAGAGATGTATGAACGTGAACGATTTATCGAAGAAGCAGATAAATATGGTATCGATTTTTCTTTAGTCTTTGCTGACGAAATCGATTTGATTGTATCCAGAGATGACCGTAAATCCATTAGATATCGTAATGATATTGTTAGTTTGCCTGACGTGGTTCTCGCTCGTACTGGGAGCGGCACGGGTTATTTCAATCTTTCTGTCCTTAGACAATTCGAACGATTGAATGTCCCTACCATTCCTAACTCAAATTCTATTGAGGCTTCGAAAGATAAGATGTATGCCAATCAAATCTTGGCACAGGCTGGTTTACCTATTCCTAAAACCATGCTTACACGGTTTCCATGTAAAGCCGAGTTAGTTGAAAAACAAGTAGGGTTTCCATGTGTGTTAAAAGTAGTTACAGGATCACATGGTAAGGGTGTTTATTTGTGTCATAATGCTAAAGAATTTGAAGATCTATCTGAACTAGTATCTTCAATTGATTTTAAAGCATCTATGATTGTTCAAGAATATGTACAACATTCGGAGGGACGTGATCTTCGGGTTATCGTTATTGGTGGTAGGGTCGTTGGTGCTATGCTTCGCCAGAGCACCGATGGATCATTCAAAGCAAACATCTCTAGAGGAGGAGAAGGAGCAGCATACGATGTTGATGATGAAATGGAAATGCTAGCAATCCAAGTAGCAAAAGTTCTTGATCTTGATATTGCTGGTGTAGATTTATTATTTCATCCAGATGGATATAGAATTTGTGAAGCAAATTCCTCTCCAGGTTTTCATGGATTTGAGCGAGCATTGGGAATTAACATTCCCCAAAAAGTATTTGACTATGCTAAGTTGAGGTGTAATGACAGAACATAAAGAACGCTATTGGAATTATCTTATGGGTGACGTTGTGAAGACCACACCAGAGAATGTGGCGGAAGCGCACCATGCCTTGTTTCGTGCTACAATGAACTTGCCTCAGGCAGCTGCTTGGTGTGGAATGACCAAGCGTGAAATCAAACAAACCTTTCGTGAATACCTTAAATATCATGCCCCAGACTTTGAAATCACTGAAGACTCCCCTACGTTATCCTGGGGGGAAAAGTAGAGCAGTTAGTAAACTGTTTCAATACATTCCTGATCTAGCAGATTATCACGAATATCGTGAACCTTTTCTTGGTGGAGGATCTGTAGCACTTGAAGTTACTAAGCGTTATCCTGGTATTCAGATCTGGGTGAATGATCTTTACAATCCTCTGTATAATTTCTGGTCAATTCTTCGTGACGAATCACAAGAATTGTATGAAGTCTTGAAGGGGTATAAGGAAGATTACGGCACTCCTGATCTTGCTCGTGGGTTGTTTAATATGATGAAGTATCAACTCAATGATGAAAGCACAGAAGATTTTTATCGAGCAGTTGCTTTCTATATCATCAACAAGTGTTCTTTCTCTGGTCTGACTGAGAGTTCTTCTTTCTCACCACAAGCAAGTGTTAGCAACTTCTCTATGAATAATATTGAGAAAATTCCAGAGTATGGCAAGTTGATCAAACGTTGGTATATAACTAATTGGTCATACGAAGATCTGCTGACGGACAAGAAAGATGTATTTGTTTATCTTGATCCTCCTTACGACATTAAGGACAACCTCTATGGGCGTAAGGGATCAATGCACAAAGGA